GTTTGGAATGAGGCTTGCCCACAAAGTATTTGCGAGGAATTTGATCCAGACAAATACAAAGATTTCAAGCGCTCACTAGATACGTAAGACGCATCACTACCCAGTTTAACGTCATTTGGCAGGACAGTATCGGTAAAAACAAACAAATCAAACACCCCAAAGGTTAGGGAGATTAGGTAATGCAATAACAGAAACTCCAAGAATGCCAGTATCAGTAGGATACGAGCCAGATGGAACTGTAAAAGTTGCTACAGCATTGGCTGGCGCAGTAAGTAAGACGACAACCCCAAAGGAGTCGCCCTGCAAAGCACCAAGGCCAAAGAAGTTCGTAACAACATTATTCGAAGCAGCATGCATATTAACATAAACTGGAGCAAATCCGGCATAAGTGCCAGCAGCAACAGCAGCAATGGAAACAAGATAGTAGCCGCCAGAACCAACAGGGAAGGAAAGAGTGTTAAGGTTTGTAGTGATGGCAATGGTGCTAGCAGCACTCGGCAAAACACCACCAAACAAGTTATTGGTAGACCAAGAACTACTAATCCCATAGTAAGCAGAAGAACCAGGAGCAGAAACAGTACTAGAAACTTGAGGTTTACAGAGCTCGACATCATAAGACGCCCAAAGCTCTCCGACGACATTATTCTGACCGGTTTGCGCTCCAAAAGTGGCGACAGTAAGGGTGCACAAGTCAAATAACTTAATGTCACCAGTAACAGCACCAGTTCTAATATACTGCTTAGGCAAAACAGTCTCAGCCGGAGCACATTCAACAGGAAGAACAGTATTCTGGGAAGGGACAGTATCAACTGACCACATCTCATTCAACAACTGAGTCTTATTAACAAAGGTGGGAGCATCAGCACGGTACTGAGCAGCGAGCATAACGCTACCCATAGCCGTGTTGGTACCAGAAACAAGAGCAGTAGCACTTGTAGACTTGTATTCGAAGACTAAACCCTTAAAAGAGTATTCCTGAAAATTCTGAGCAACAGCAGACAAGTAAGGAAAAGTAGTGGCCAAACCAGGATTAATTGCAAATGGATAAGTGAGGAAATTAGAACCATTCATAGTAATATCACCGATATACTCTCGGTGCTTAATACGAACAGACTCATTAGAACTATGCATAATCGGGACTTGTGAGGTGGCATTCCAAAGAGAATTGGTCATAGCATAAGAGCCAGAACCAAAAATCTTCGGAAAACCAAAGAAAGATGAAGCAAGATTGCCACCCTTGAGGAGCAAACGCCCAAGGTCAGTGACTTCAGAGCCAGGACGATTGTTCATTTGCTTGAGCATGCGGGTGACAGTTGCAAGCTCATTATTGGAGGAGGTGGAGGCCTTCTTAGGCCTCTTAGATTTAGTTTTTCTTTTTGGTGGCATGTATTGGATCCCTCGCCACAAGAGACTGTTCATCGTGTGAAACCATGAATGGAAACCCGTGCAGTCGTTCGACATTCCGCTGTTAAGCTTAGTAGTAAAACATGTTTCAGATTGGGCGGTACCACATGTGTGGCCCTACCATGAAAACATATCGAACGGGTACGTAAATATTTACTGGCAAATTGGCGGCACCTAAAGGCCTTCCAACTACCAAACGTTTTGGGTAATCACAACACACAACCCAATGGTTAGCAACCACCCCACCCTTTATACGTCTGGTGCGACGTTTCATGACACGTTAGAAAGGTAGTGTTAGCCACCTCTCAACATCAGGATCGTTAAAACCCAATATTGAGCGTGTGCTATAGGACTTTTCGATACTCAACTGTTCCTCTGGAGAGATACCGAAAGCCCAATAGAAAGAAGCTCGGGATTGTTCACTCGGTTCACCATGTGAACGAGAGCAACCCTCAGCCATCTTTCGGACGCCCCAACCCCAAACATTACTAAGAGGTTGGGCTTTACGCCCAACGGAAGACCGTAAGTACATACTATAAAAGCTATCCCAAACCGGAAGTGATCCAGCAAGGGCAATGCCTCCAGTACCTACGGCCTTAATCCAACCCAAGAATTCAACAGGTCGGTAATACGGGTGCATACAAGTGGCATCTTTAGAGATAGCCACCCGCGGGTCTCGCACCATAGTGTAGTCAAATGCCCCTGGCCCAACCCAAACAGGTTGAGCTTGACAAAAGGAAATTTGCTCAAAGGTGTAGACTGGCTCTTCAATTACCATTGTAAAGCCCATCTCACGAAACCACCTAGGAGCAGACGCACGAAACTTTTGATATTCATGTGACTCCATAATAACAACACAATCATCACCGTTATTGACCAACTCAATCACAATGGACAGCTCAGCAGCGTAACTACTAACCATAGCGCACATAATCAAACATGCACCAAGACTAGTATTCATATCACCACTGGCCCGAACTCCATTTGTTGTATACTCAACTTCGCCATCACCAACTCGACCAAAACATTTATTGGACAATTGTTGACGTGTAAGACTTCGAAGTCGATCC